CGTCCGTAGAATGTGTGTGGCTCTGGATCGACCTCAAACACTGCAAATGGCACCTCATCCCAAGGCTCCATGTCTAGCAGCTTGTAGCTTGTGCCGCCGCAGATAAAGCGGTGCAGAACTGGTACACCTGTGCCATCTACGTCAATCTTCATGTAGGCTTCTGTGACTGCCACAGAGCGCATTGCAGGATCACCCTCTTGATCCTCGTAGTCGTCTTGTGAGTAGCCCTGACGCTCTATGGTTTCAGCTTCAGAGATGTCTGATGCGCCATATAGGCCATCTAGCTTGTATACTTCCTCAAAGTCATACCCCATCTCTACAAGCTCACCTACGCGCATCTCTGTGCGGTGCGCTACGATATACGCATCATCTATGTTGCGTGCTTGTGAGTTAATGAAGAACTCTTCAGGTGGGACGCTCTCTAGGCGTAGCTGCCCGTTAGGTATTTGTCTGCTGATCTTCAGCGAATGGATTGGCGAGGCGACTTCCATGCCAAACTCATCCATGCTCATAGACATTTCCATGCCGTGCTCAAGGATTTCCACATCATCGTCTGAGGCCAACAGGGTGTATTCTTCGTCTGTCAGGTTGTCATACGTAAATATCTCAGCTTTGTAGCTGTTTTCATAGTACGCTTTGACGATACCTGTTTTCTTAATCAGCGCATCGTGGATCGCATCGTTTAGCACGCGATACCCGTCATTCTTGGTGAATGCATAGTGAATGTACTGCGTAGCTTGTTCTGCTGCAGCAACGTCCTCTGGGCCTTTTGGCAGGAACTCAACAGGCTTAGACGTAGACATAAATACGCGCATGATGCTTGGCTTGACTGAGCGAATGGTGTCACGCACCTTAGTCGCCACAACTCTGCTGCGCCCATCTTCGTATCCTATGTCAACTTGACCGTCAAAGTAGCGCTGAGCCTTGATGCGCTCATCTGTGATTTCGCTCTCAACAAAGTCTACAGCCTGCGCCATAGCGTCTTGAACGATACCTTCAATCTCGCGTCTGTCTTTTGCTTGTGGCTGCATGTTATTGTCCTTGTGGTTCAGTTTGCATTTGCGCTGCTAGTGTTGCAACTATACCACGCGCATACTCTGGTGTGATAGTACCCTCGCTATTTTTAACCATTTGGTTCGCTAGATACTGCTGACCTTTCTTGGTCATTATGAGCCTATCAAATGTTGCTGGACCTATAGCTCCAAGGGCCGCTCCGACCCCGTATGGAAGTCCGATTGACGATGCAATGGAGCCAACCACATGGGCGCTACTGCCAGCCTTTAGCACGCCAAGCAATTGCTTCATATTTTCCGCTGTCCCAGATGTTTTAGGCACAACAGAGACTTGCTCACCTGCGCGAGCTAATGCCCCAAGATCGCCCCTCCTCTCTTGGACATACGCACGACTGCCCTGAGATCGCAAAGCGGCACCAAGTGCTTGGGGAGTGATAAGGCCAGATGCCGCAGTCTCACCACCTTTTGATACAGATTTTTCAATCGCAAGATAGTCTCTATACTTGGCTCTCGCTTGATTTAATTTTTGAATATCGCTTTCGCGGCCAAGACCAATTAAGGCTCTGTCCATTGCACCATCAAGAGCCTCCAACATTCGCTTAGATGTCTCACGAATTGGCTCAGATGAGCTTACCGTGCCTTTGCTAAGCTGTGACCTAAATGATCTATACTGGTCAATGTCTACAGGCTTACCAGTTGATGCTGAATTAACAAACGCCTTGTTAATCTTGTTGAACATGTCCCCAGCTTCTTTTGCATCCTGACCCGTTGGCTTTGTTTTTCTGTAGAACTTAGCAGCGTCAGAGAAGTCAAATAGCTCTGAAACATTTGGCCTTAACTCAACGCCCTTTAGCACCTCATTCATTTGACCGCCAATTCTATTTTGAGCCTCATTAAGGGCATCTGCTGTCGCTCTTGATGACGTTGATCCAATGTCTTTCATCACAGCGGCAGTAAATTCCTCTATTTGGCCAGAGCGCATTTCCTGACCTTTGCCCGTCAGCATCTCCTTGCGCTGCAGCGCCTCAGAGCCAACTTTTTGACCAGAGGTGACGGATACGCCTTTCTCCTCCAAAGATTTTGCAGCGGCCAAGCGAGCCTCATCTGCACCAGCATATGGGCTTACCGCTCTTGCGCCTGCGCGCAGCGCTCCCCCGTATGCCGCTGGACCAGTAAGCATGCCAGCGATCTCGCCAACCGCCTGACCAGTTTCACCAAAGCCAAGTTCTTTTGCCGCTTTCTCACCAGCCATTCCAGCTACAACTGGCGCTAGTGCATATTGGGCAACACGGCGACCTGCAAACGGAAGAAACTCACCAACCTTGCCAGCGAATTTGCCAGTTTCAGTTTCCCCGCGATACTCCATGCGCGATGGGTCAGCGCCGACAGCAGATGCTAAGCCACCGTATAAATCAGTAAATGCCTCACCCGCTACCGTTTTCTCTGGCAACGGCTCAATATCCTCACCCCGCGCGTACTGATAGCCCATGCGAGCAAGGCTTCCGACTGTTTCTGGCAACTCTAACAGCCCTCGCACACCACGCAGAGCGCCTGACCCAGCAGCGCCGATAGCTTCACCTACGCGCTCGCCAAAAGTGTCGATCTCACCTTCGCCAATAATATTTTCTCGCAGGACATCCATTATGCCGCGATCTTCTTTCTTAGAGGCTGCTTCGGACTTCTGCAGTCTAATCCCAGCCTGCGCAAGCTCTTCTGCTGCCTTAATATTTCCAGCGTCCAAGGCTCTTTGCGCGGCCTCTCTGTAGTCCTGAACTGTGTACTCAGCCATTTGCTTTTCCCTTTATGGTTTCTTCAGGAAGCTAGATGCCTCATCAGATAGGCCAGCAGCACTAGGAGTTGCAACATTGCCAAACAATTGCTGCTTTTCGCCCTCTGTAAATAGTGGGTTTTGTGCGGCCCAATCCTTAACGGCAGAGGTAAATCCAGATAGATTTCCATTTTTCGCAGCATATTGTTCTGCAAACATTGCAAGTTCTATCTTGCGGTTCTGAATGCGCTTTTGAGTTTCAATAATTAACTTATTGCCCTCAACTGTATTACTAATATTAGGAACCATAGCCTCGACAAATTCACGGTCAGCGTTAGAGAAACCGACCCCAAGTGACCCGCCCATCGCTTGTAGTGCGCTGTCTTTTGCAATCTTGATAAAGGTTTCTGCGTTTTTAACGCCCTCTGGGTTAGCCCCAAACGCAACCGCCGCACGCTTTGCTTTGTTGAGAGTGTCTGCGCCAAACCCGCTATAAAAGTCATCCTGAGAAACAATTGACGACATGATGTCCAAGTTTTCCATAACTGACCGTGCGCTACCCGCTGCATCTTGATATGTTTCATAACGCTTGGCTTGCTCCTTCATTAGAGCTTTTGCAAAGTCATCCGCGCCGCCGCCAACATTAACCGTTGTGCCAGACTTGGCCCACTGTATGGCCTGATCTTGAGGAAGTTTAAGAACATTCGCGGCATACTCATAATCCTTTTGACGCTGTGTTCTTGTGTCCTTTTCAGTAGTTAGCGCCTGCGTCAGGTAAGTAGATACACCAGTGCCGATTGGCAGCGCCCCAGTTGAAACTGCCCCAAGAATTTCTTTCGCGGTTGCATCTCCTGCATCAGCACGGCTTTTCAAAAATTCAATACTTTTGTTGCGCTGACGCTGCTCTTTAGCCTCACCTCTGCGCTCTTGCATACGCGCAGCACGCTGCTGGATAAGCGGTGTCAGACGAGGATCACCTGATCCCGCCATGATTGCCATAGCAAGTTTATCGCGGAAGTCATCGCTCATTCCCAGAGCGCCACCTATGCCCTGCCCACCAAGCAGGCCACCTAGCAAACCTTGAGGTTTTTGAGGTTCTTGAGCCATTGCTGCACCACCTTTTCCACCAAGTATCTTGGCGACATAGTTTTGTGTTTCTGTAATGTTTGGAACGCCGTTTGCTTTTGCGACACGACTTGGACCTGCGTTGTATGCCGCCAATGCTAAAGCTGGATCACCAAAGCGATCTAGCTGTTGCTTCATATAACGCGCCGCACCTTCTAAGTTTTGCACGGGATCGGTTGGATCAACGCCAAGCTCTTTCGCTGTGGCAGGCATAAGCTGACCAAGGCCAATCGCCCCAGCAGAGCTAACTGCATCAGGGCGAAAC